GTAGGTGACAGAGGTAGAGTGTATGTACATATGCCGAATGACCCATACATCTTGGGTTGGATTGGTTACGGAGATTTCCAAACCACTGTTAGTGCAGACCAAAAAAGTTATACTGTATATTCTAAGAACATAATGAATATGAAGTATGCAGACTATAACGACCAGTACTACATGGCTATGTCCGTCAATCTGTCTACTGCCGTTCGTAATGCCAAGAAGTACTTACGCCCACTAACGACCAAGGACATGGCAATAGAAGAGTACGACACGATGATAAAATTATCGGAGAAGTCAAAGGACAAGGCAGAACTACTAAGGACTAATGCTCTCATGGACTTGTTGAGACAGAGCGTTAGTGGTAAGACCAACGCCTTGGTTGAGTACATGCGTGCACTTGTTAGTGTAGGTCACGAGTTTACCGACAAGGAGTTGGAGGGCACGTTACTCAATTACTTCAAGGCAGAAGAAGAGGCTAATGTTTTGAAGAAGAAAAAGGTCAAGACATTGTTTGTTCGCATACACGAGAAGTACGGCAAGCAAGTGTTCGACGTTGTGTCTGTTATAAAGAACCCACAAAGATTTGGGCACATAGCAGATTCTCTTACCACATACGACAAGGACAAAGTGCCTGAAGACATAATGGGCAAGGTGTCTGTGCTTAGCATGGTAGATAACGGGCATTGGGTTGACGACGTAGGGTACCGTGTTGACGCCACAATGTTTCACGTTACAGCTCCAGATGATGAGTAAGGTAACACAGCCTAACACGTCGTACCACGTTAACATATCAAATGATACTGGACTTGTCAGAATAGTATGTTTAGGTATAGAATGTGTTGACACTACATTAAAAGGCAGTTATAGTTCTTTAGATGAAGTGCCGTTATGGGTTCAAGAACGATTATCATTGTTAATGATGCTTGAAACTAAAGCGACACTTGATAACATAGGTACTAGGATTGCCGACAACCGATTTGTAATCAACGGCAAGTAGTTTCTGTTAGTCCCTGACTAACATTTTTGGGGGGTGTAATGCCCCTCGCTACTTGCCGTTGAAACCAGTTTTTTGAGAGGGTAAAATGGATAAGTTTAGTAGAGTAAGAGCAAGCATAAAAGACACGCAAAGAAAGTTAAGAACTGATAACCTAAAGAAGACACCACAAGAACTTGATATGCACGAGAGGTTTGAAGATGATCCAAGAGCATTGAAAGAGATAGAGTATGGTAGAGTTGTGAAAAAAGCCACAACAAATTTAGGTGGTGGGTCTACATTGGGTAGCATTGAGTTTGAGAACAAAAAATGGTAATGACACCCGAGGCAAAGGTTAAGAAAAAAGTTGTAGCACAATTAAAAGAAATGGGAGCATACTACTTTTATCCCGTGACTGGTGGTTACGGCTTTAGTGGCGTGCCCGATATAGTTGGGTGCTACAAAGGTATCTTCTTTGGTATCGAGTGCAAAGCAGGTAGCAACAAGCCTACGGCATTACAAGATAAGAACTTAACAGATATTAGAAACCAAAAAGGAATTGCAGTAGTTATCAACGAAAAGAATATAGATAGTGTTCGTAGTATATTTGATGACTATTACAGTGGGGTTAAGCAGTGAGAGACTCCTTAGTGTGACATGGCACATATCCACTGCAACAAGGGGGGTTCGTCTCCTTACCTCAAAAGAACTCTGACCTTGTCGTAGAAGTACGTACTACTAGACCCTCTTCCTACAAGAGGGCATCAAATTTATAGGAGGATAACATGGCGATAAGATGGAAAGATGATTTATGCCCTAGTTGTAAGACATACATATGTTTTACCGATGGGGTAGCAGTATGTAAGATTTGTAAATTGTCGATAGATAATAGACATGAAGAAGAACAATTAGAACTACCATTAGATTTTGAGGATGATAAGAATGACAGATAAAGAAGTTAAGGTGCAGAAGTACTTATTAAAAAATCCCTTGGCTACACCCACGCAGATAAGCAAAGCAACTAAGGTATCTAAATCATATGCTTTCAAGATTAGGAGTAAGATAGCCACACCAAAAGAAGTTATCATAAAGCACATGAACAAGCAGGACCGTAACGATCTGTTGCGTGAAGCAGTGAGCCTTACTGACGGAGACAGACGCAAAGATTATGGCGATCCCGTTAAAAATCATCAGCACATAGCCAATATATTCAATGCGATAACGGGTCGAGACTTGTCTGCCCGTGAGATTGTTTTGGTGCATGAGTCCACTAAGATAGCTAGACGTATGACAAGTCCGAAAAAGAAAGATCACTATGTCGATAACATGGCTTATGTCGGTATTGAATATGAATGTGTTATGGCAGAGGAAGATTAATGGATTTAATTACATTAGATTTTGAGACTTTTTATAGTAAAGAGTACTCATTGAGTAAACTGACGACCGAAGAGTATGTTCGTGATTCAAGGTTTGAAGTCATTGGTGTTGGGGTAAAACTTAATAATCAAGAGACGGAGTGGGCAAGTGGTACACACGAAGAGATTAAACAATACCTAAACACGTTTCCTTGGGATAGTTCTTTAGTTGTAGCACATAACACAATGTTTGATGGTGCTATATTGAGCTGGATATTTGATATACACCCTAAAGTTTATGGAGATACTTTATGTATGGCTCGTGCATATCATGGTGTTGAGAGTAGTGGTAGTCTTAGAGCATTGGCACAGAGATACAATGTTGGAGAAAAAGGCACAGAAGTTATCGAGGCACTTGGTAAGAATAGGTCGGACTTTACCGAAGAAGAGTTAGCAAGGTACGGAGACTATTGTATAAACGACGTAGACTTGACTTACGAATTGCTAAAGATAATGAGTCGTGGGTTTCCGAGAAAAGAATTAAAACTTATAGACACAACATTACGTATGTTTGTAGAGCCAGTCTTAGACTTGGACCTGGGAATGTTAGAACTACATCTCACAGAAACACGTGACAGTAAGGATGAACTGCTGGAAGCGTCAGGTGTCACTAAAGAAGATTTGATGAGCAATCCTAAGTTTGCAGAGGTTCTTAAATCTATTGGTGTTAAGCCACCCACAAAGATAAGTCCTACTACTGGCAAAGAAACATTTGCCTTTGCTAAGTCTGATGAAGAGTTTAAAGCGTTAGAAACTCATCCCGATGAAAGGGTACAAGCGTTAGTGACTGCAAGGTTGGGAACTAAATCTACATTAGAAGAAACACGAACTCAAAGATTTATAGACATAGCTAAACGTGGTCTCCTACCAGTCCCAGTCAAATATTACGCAGCCCACACGGGCAGATGGGGTGGAGATGATAAGATAAATTTACAGAATTTACCAAGCAGAGGTGTCAATGGTAAAAAACTTAAACGAAGTATTATCGCACCCGAGGGATATACAATTATAGATGCTGATTCTGCACAAATTGAGGCTAGAGTATTGGCTTGGCTTGCTGAACAAGATGATTTAACTGAGGCATTTACTAACGGTGAAGATGTTTATGTTAAGATGGCATCACGTATTTATGGTAAAGCAGAAGAAGATATAACAAAAGATGAGAGGTTTGTCGGTAAGACAACCATCTTAGGTGCAGGTTATGGCATGGGTGCCTTGAAGTTTCAATCACAGTTGAAGACGTTTGGGTTTGATATGGAGATAGAAGAAGCACGGAGGGTTATAAAAATTTATCGTGAGGCTAATTGGAAGATAAACAAGTTATGGCGTGATGCACAACAGATTCTCGTTTCGTTAAACCGTAATGATATGCCGTTTAGTCTTGGTAAAGGTCAGGTGCTACGAACTGTACCCGAAGAAAATGCTATAAAATTACCATCAGGTTTACTTATGCGATACGAAGATTTAGATTATGAGACGGGTGAAATGGGTGAAGAGTTTAGCTATCAAACTAGACGAGGTCGTACTAGAATATATGGTGGAAAAGTGGTAGAGAATGTATGTCAAGCTATAGCCCGTTGTATAATAGGAGAACAGATGTTACTTATAAACAAGAAGCACCGTGTCGTGTTAACAGTACATGACTCAATAGCTGCATGTGTAAAAGATGAGGAAGTAGAAGACGCACAAACTTATATAGAGGAGTGCATGCGTTGGACACCCGACTGGGCAGATGGTCTGCCTATAAATTGCGAATCGGGCACGGGGAAAACTTATGGAGATTGTGAGTGAGTATATCGCCTTGGTCGTATAGTAGAATGAAATCTTTTGAGCAGTGTCCCAAACAGTTTTACCATTTAAAAATAGCGAAAGATTATAAAGAACAATATACTGATGCTATGCGTTATGGTACAGAGGCTCATGCCGTTGCCGAAGATTTTATCAATGATGACAAGCCGATACCTACAAAATTTAAATATATGAAACCAGTGCTTGAGGCTCTCAAAGCTAGAGATGGTGAGAAACATTGTGAGATGAGGATGGGACTCACACAGGATCTGGAGCCGTGTAGCTTCACGTCAAAACAAGTTTGGTGGCGTGGTATAGTCGATCTGGTAATAATCAACGGTAAGAAAGCATGGATCGTAGACTACAAAACAAGTAAGTCAGCGAAGTACGCAGATAAGGGTCAATTAGAATTAATGGCACTTGCTACTTTTAAATTTTTCCCTAAAATAAAAACTATTAATGCAGGGCTATTGTTCGTTGTATCTAATAATTTTATAAAGCAAACTTATACAGACGATATGATCCCTGCGTTATGGAAAAAATGGCTTGATAACTATGAACGCATGAAGGTAGCACATAGTAATAATGTTTGGAACGCCCACCCAAGTGGATTATGTAAAAGACATTGTGTTGTGCTTGAGTGCATACATAACGGGAGCAACTAATGGCTTACACTAAATCACCAAGACCTTACAAAAAAGAATACAAGAAACAAAAAGAAAGAAACGAACACCCTAACCGTATGGAAAGGCAGAAAGCAAGACGTGCCTTGGACAAAAAGGGTGTTAAGCGAAAGGGTAAAGACGTTAGCCACAAGAAAATGTTAAGTAAAGGTGGCAGTAACAAAGACGGCTATTTTCTAGAGAGTCCGTCGAAAAACAGAAGTAGAAACGGAAAGAAGAAGAAAAAGGCTTGATTTAAAGCCCGTACAGCCACGAAACGAAAGTCCCGTGTGTGATTGTACCCTAGAAAAACGACGAAAAACGCAGATTTTATCTGTTGCAACAAGGAGAATACATTGGAAGTACTACAACAGAAGTATACCTTTTCGGGTAAACACAAGCCATTTAAGCACCAACGCAAGACAGCATTATTTTTCACACAACACAAGAAGTCTTTTTGTTTTAACGAACAAGGCACAGGAAAAACAGCCAGTGCAATATGGGCATCAGATTTTCTGATACAACAAGGTAAAGTAAATCGTGTTCTAGTTATATGTCCTTTATCTATTATGGACAGTGCTTGGCGAAACGATTTGTTTGACTTTGCTCCACACAGAACTGTTGCTGTAGCACATGGCGAAGCCAAGAAAAGAAAATCAATAATAGAACAGAACACTGACTATGTGATTATTAATTATGATGGTGTGGAGATAGTATCTGAATCTATAAAGAATGGTGGGTTTGATTTAATAATTGTAGACGAGGCTACACATTATAAAAATGCACAGACCCGACGTTGGAAAACACTAAACAAACTATTACGTGACAACACGTGGCTGTGGATGATGACAGGCACACCAGCGGCCCAAAGTCCCGTGGACGCATACGGGCTTGCCAAATTAGTAAACACAAATGCTGTGCCTAGATTTGCTAGTACGTTTAGAGATATGGTCATGACCAAAATAACCAATTTTAAATGGATACCGAAAGAATCAGCTACAAACACAGTTCACAGAGTACTACAACCAGCCATTCGATTTACTAAGGATGAATGTCTTGACCTACCGAGCATGACATATGTAAAGCGATCTGTAGAGCTCACTCGCCAACAGAAAAAATATTATGAACAACTAAGAAAAAAGTTAATATTAGAAATAACGGGTGAACAAGTCACTGCTGTAAATGCGGCTGTAGGTATGAACAAGTTACTACAAATATCTGCAGGGGCAGTATACACGGATGATGGTCAGACACTTGAGTTCGACATAAAGCATAGATACAAAGTATTAAAAGAAGTTATTGATGAGTCTAGTCAAAAGGTTCTTGTCTTTGTCCCGTTCAAGCATGCAATAAATATATTAACAGATAAACTACGTGGTGATGGTATACCCACCGAGGTTATCCAGGGGAGCGTGAGTGCATCAGCACGTACAAACATCTTCAAACAGTTTCAAGAAGCATCGAGCCCACGGGTTTTAGTAATACAGCCAGCCTCTGCGGCACATGGTGTTACGTTAACAGCGGCTAATACTGTAGTGTGGTGGTCCCCCGTCAGTTCGTTAGAAACTTATGCACAAGCAAATGCACGTGTACACAGGTCTGGACAAAAGCACAAGTGCACTGTCGTCCAGCTACAAGGTTCTGACGCAGAAAAACACGTTTACAGACTATTAGATAGTAGAATAAACATTCACACAAAAATTACCGATCTTTACAAAGAAATACTTGACTAAGTAATATATAGTCACTATATATAATGTATCAGTATCATAAGGGAGAATAATATGGCTGAAGACGACAAAGTGTCGGTAGATAAATTGACTGGAGCGTTTATAAAAATAAGAAACGCACGTGCTGTTTTATCTGCTGAATTTAAAGAAAAGGATGCTAAACTTGTTGCACAACAAGATATGCTCCGACAAGGACTACTCGACTATTGCACAGAGCAAAACGTTGAGAGTGCAAGAACCTCCGAGGGATCGTTCTTTAGAACGACTAAGACAAAGTTTTGGACAAGTGATTGGGAATCTATGTATGAGTTTATCATGGAGAATAGAGTGCCCGAGTTTTTTGACAAGCGTCTTAATCAGACTAACATAAAGCAATTCCTCGAAGAGAATCCCGATCTGATGCCCAAAGGGTTGAATCAAGATACGGAATATTCAATAGTAGTGAGGAAAAAATGACTGGAAAATACGTACCAATCGAAGATGTGGCGAAACACTTCTCTGTCTCCATATCAACAATACGTGCATGGGTTCGTCAACAAGAGATACCACAAGACACTTACATAAAAGTAGGTAGTACTTATAGGTTTTGTATTGAAGACGTTGCAGATGCACTAACTAAAGCAGAGAAGAAAAAAGAGGAGCCCGTGCTTATGGAAGCAGGTGGTGTTAATTTTGACGATGACATGTAAGGGAGATTTAGAATGTCGAATAGTTTAACTATGAATTATAATATTAATAATGTAGAGGCAATGTGGCCGAGGATAAACCGTACTTACAAGTACGATACAGTTGAGCAAAGGTCTGTTCCTTGTAATCCGACTGATGAAGGTTCTGCATATACGTTGCAGTTTCGTATGACGGAAGAACAAGCAAAGGCTTTATATAAGCATATGAAGTTAGCTTATGACTCAAAGAAAGAAGCAAATTGGCCTGCAAAGTTTAATATGCCATTTAAGAAAGACGAAGATGGTTCATATACTCACAAGGCTAAATTAAAAGGTTCCTATGATAATGAGCCTACAAGAAAACCTGCACACTATGACGCAAAAGGTGCCAAGCTACCCGAAGATTTTATGTTGACTAACGGCAGTATAATCAACGTGGCTATAGTTTGTGTACCGTATAATGTACGTGATAACGGCGTATCACTAAGATTAAAAGCAGTACAAGTTGTTGATCTTAAACCTATGAAAGAAGACAATCCGTTTGATGTTGTTGATGGCTTTGAGGCAGAAGCGAAAACTGATGATAATCCGTTTGACGACGAACCCGTACAAGAACCTAAGAAAGTAGCTAAGAAATCCGCTCCTGCACCAAAAGAAGACGCAGAGGATTTAGCATCTATAGTTGATAATTGGGACGACTAGTCTCTAACTAATCTGTTACTTTTTCATAATCAGCGTTCCTACTCCATTGGGATGGAAGAAGTAACAGTAGCCACCACTCTTTGTTGAGTTGGGGTGGTGGCGATTAACTATATGGTGGGTGCTATGGAAACAGATATATTTTTGAAGAGTGTGCTCGCAGATGATGGTTTGTATAGTTTGTTGGCACTGCGTTCTAGCGATAATGGTAGAGTGCAAAAGTTCTATCCTACGATAGGACATTTAATTGACGGAGCCGTTGCCTTTGATGAGAAAGGTTATGACTCTTATTTTGGCTTGGCTACATATGATAAAGACGGGTCTAGAAAAGCAGACAATGTAAAAGAACTTAAATCATTTTTTCTTGATTTAGATTGTGGTCCAAGTAAGGACTACGCTAATCAAGGCGACGCTATAGTCGCACTACGTAGATTTTGTAAAGAATTAAAATTACCTAAACCCTTAACTATAAACTCGGGTAGAGGTGTGCATGTTTATTGGGGTTTGACTGAAAGTGTGGGTAAAGAAAATTGGCTACCCGTAGCCACCCGCGTCAAAGCTCTTTGTGCAAAGCATAACTTGTTAGCAGACGTAGCTGTAACAGCGGATGTGTGTCGTGTACTTAGAGTACCTAAGACGCATAATCATAAGACTGATCCTCCTACAGAGGTAACGTTCTTCGGGTTTGATGCACCTCCACTAGTAGATTTCGACGAGTTTGCTGAATTACTTGGTGACGATCCGATAGAGATACCTAAGAAGTATGTGCCTAGTGAGAACAATTTTCCAAACGATAAGGAGAGTGTGTTCCTAGATATTATAAATAAAACAAAGGCAGGTAAAGGTTGTGCTCAGATAAAGAATATAATTAAGAATCAGCAAGAAATAAGTGAGCCTTTATGGAGAGCAGGTCTATCTATTGCTAAGTACTGTATAGATGGGGAGGAAGCTACACACATTGTATCCAGGCACCACTCAGACTACACACGAGAAGATACTAACAGGAAAGTAGAGGCTATAAAAGGTCCGTATTTGTGTAACACGTTTGATGAGTACAGTCCCGATATGTGTACTAGTTGTCCTCATTGGGGTAAGATAAAATCTCCCATAGTATTAGGTCAAAGAATGAAAGAAGCAACAGAGGAAGATAATGTAGTAGAAGCACCTGCGATCGACTTACCAAATTCTCCTACTAGTGTATATACTATACCTGCATATCCTAGACCGTATTTTAGAGGTGTAAATGGAGGTGTATATATAAGGACACGAAATGCTGACGGAGATCCTGACGAGAAGATAGTGTATCATAACGACTTATATGTTGTTAGGAGACTGCGAGATGCAGAAGTTGGTGAAGCAGTTGTGATGAGACTGCACTTGCCTAGAGATGGAGTAAGAGAATTTACTCTACCGTTAACTGCTGTTACATCAAGAGATGACTTCCGTAAACAGATGTCTATGCAAGGTGTAGCCGTTACAAGGATGGATGAGATTATGCAATATACAACAACATGGGTAAATGAATTACAAGCTAACAGTGTAGCAGATCAAGCACACAGACAGTTCGGGTGGACAGATGATGAGGGCAGTGCGTTTGTTCTTGGTAATCAAACAATATACAAAGACAGAGTAGAGTTTAACCCTCCATCTACGCAGACGGCAGGTTTGTTTCCAATATTTAATCCAAGTGGCACATTTGAAGAGTGGAAAGAAATGATGGCGTTCTACAACCGTGACGGGTTTGAGATGGAACAATTTGTGGTGGGTGTATCTTTTGGTTCTGTCTTGATGCACTTCTCGCCAATAAATGCCGCTGGGTTACACTTGCATGGTGAAACGGGTGTGGGTAAAACCACTGCGGCTCAGACAGGATTAACTTTGTGGGGTGATCCTGAAGAACTTATGACCAATGAGCAGGATACTCTTAATGCTAGAATGAATAGAGGAGAGGTTTATCATAACTTACCACTAATCATGGATGAACTCACCAACACCACTGGCAAGCAGTTAAGTGTTCTTACATATCAACTTACAGGTGGTAGGCAACGTGGACGTATGTCTAGTGGCAGTAATACCGAAAGATTTCGTGGCGATCCATGGAGTTTATTATCAATAACTACAGCTAACGCCAGCATAGTAGAGCGGATTAGCATGGTTAAATCTATGCCCAAAGCAGAAGCACAACGTATTTTAGAGTGTCGTGTTAGGGAACGAAAGTTTAGTACTGCAAAAGAAACTCATGATTATAGGAATACTATGTTAAAAACTTATGGTCATGCAGGAGTAAAGTATGTGCAATACATAATGCAAGACATAGAAGGCGTTAGAAAATTATTAACTACAGTGCAAGAAAAGATAGACATAAAAGCAAACTTAAAGGCTGAAAATAGATTTTGGTCTACATTTGTAGCCGCTACAGTGACGGGTCTTATACTTGCAAAACGTGCAGGACTTATAGAATACGAACCCAAAAAAGCATTTAACTGGGGTATATGGTTAATAAATCAAAACAAACGTCACGTAGAAGATATGAGTGTAAGTGTATCAGAGATACTTAATGATTATATTAACGAGCATTATGGTAATATTTTATGGATAAAAAGCACTGATGATTTACGTAAACAAGATACAGATATAGATTCAATAGTTATTCCCGAAGTAGTGCCAAGGGGTAAGTTAGTTGCCCGTTACGAAACAGATTTAAAACGTGCGTACCTAGTGCCAAAACCACTAAAGATATGGTGTGGTGAACAGCAGATAAATTACAGTTCGTTTATGAATGATTTAAAAACAAAACTAGGGGCACGTAAGTCTAAAATGCGGCTAAGTAAAGGCACACATATGAACTTGCCTCCAACAGATGTTATTATTGTAGATTGTTCTGTAGAGAAATTAAATGGCAGTACTGAAGAAGTATGATCTAAACCCCGACGGGGTTCGTATAATAGTTAACTGGGATAGCATGGTAACAGGTTCCTCTGTGTTTATCCTCTCGGTTAACGTCCAGGAAGCACTAAGCCAAATTAAAAAAGTGATGAACGACAAGGGTTGGGAGTATCAAATGCAGATACGTGTAGAAGACGAGAAATTAGGTGTACGTGTTTGGCGACTGACTTAATTACTGTATTCAGACATAGAATCTTTTAGTACTTCTCTTAAATTAGGAGTTAGCGTGACTCCATTGTGCATTAATATAGAACTCTTCATGTGCATCATAAGGGATCTAAGTATAGTGTCAGGAGATATAGCTGTAGTGGGATGTCGTTTATTAAACTTTCTTATCTCTTCCATAAGTTCTTTTGGATCTTCTCCAAATCTTCTTGCCATATAATATTGTTTAAGTAGTTTAGATTTTCTAGTATTAACTGCCTTTTCTATACCTTTTACAATTTGATTCTTTTCTTGGTTTAAAGTATATCCTACGGGAGCAAAGCCAAGAGCTTGTGCCGCCATTTCGTACCCACTCATATCATCATATATAGGATCACCACGTCTGGTATATACACCACCTTCTCTTTGATAACGACCAAATGTAGTTTTGTAAGCGTTGGCTACACCTGCAGGCATAAAACTTTCAAACCCACGTTCTACTTCACCCTCACGCATGTCATTAAATCCTCTAATAAATCTCTTACCTACACTACCAGCAGGTCCAAGCAAGACTTCGTATGCCCACTCTTCAGCGGTTGGATTTGTATTAAATTTGTTACCTTGTATTACTAAGTCAGTGAGCTTCACACGATTGGCAACATCTAAACCTGTTATAGCATTAATCGCACCTTTATACCAACCTTCACCTATCGCTTTACGTACTATAGTGTCTGCATCATCTTCCTCATCGTCGAGAAACATGTCCATCATTGCGGTTATCGCTCCGTATAGAGGCACTCCGTGAATCCCTGCAAAAAATATAGCTGATCCGTGTATACCAAGTATTTGTTTAAATGCAGTTTTTCTAACTTCAGGATCAGCCTCTCCATCAAGCATTAACTTAGTACTACGAAGCATTGTAAAATACATGTTCAAACCAAAAGATTTATACATCATGGCTACACGTCCAATACCTTGTTGAGATATTCTAGGTGCAGACTCAAGAACTGTTCCACCATTTGTTTGTTGTGTTTGAAATATAGATTCTCGTACAGCCAATGATCGTTTTTGCTCTGTAGATAAGTCTGCTAATTCTTTTTTACTAAGAGTCTTGTTCTCTACGGAATCATAAAAACTTTTTGTGTTAGGGTCGTTTAATTTCTCAAGGGCTAATTTATATGTAGACATCAAAGTTACTTGACGGTTAAATCTTTCCGCCCCGTTAAAAAATACAGCTGATCCAGCGGCAACTCTGTCTAAGAGTCTACCTGCTTTTTTCTTTAGTCCTCCACCTTCAAATTGTAAACCTGACTCGTCTAAACCCATGGCTTCTGCGATTAAAGAACTTTTACTTAGTAAGCCTAGCTCTGACGCTTTTTGTATCATAGGAGCCATTTCTTCTAATTCTTTTACAAAACCAGCAGGTACATCCTTCTTCACAATAAATTCTGATACTTCTACACCGTTTTTATCTTTCCTTCTTTTTATATCATAATACTTATCTATAGATAAATTAGAAGAAGTTACAATGTACGCTGATCTTTTAAGAGTACTTTGTGCTTTGTTATAACCATAAGAAGCTCCTAAATACGGATACACGAACAAAGGAATTTGTGATAAGTTTACAGCCGCAGATGAAGGGTTGGTACCAATAGTGTATATAAATGCAATTTGATTAGCTAATTTAGCCAAAGGTTCGTATTTGCTGTCAGATCCTACACGTGCAAATCTACTTCTCTCTAATAGTTCTTTCTTGTTTTTGTTAAAAGAAGCTTTAAAAAGTCTAGCAAACTTGTCAGTAGCTGTTTTTGTAGTAAATTTTTTAGGAGGTTCAGCTGTAGGTTCTGGCAGATCACTTATTTCTTTTTCTATACTACGTATTATGCTGGCGTATTTTAATCTTGCTGTTTGACGACCTAATCCATAAGCTTTAGAACGAAAAGCTGCTACAGCGTTACCTTGATACCCTTCAAAACCTTGACGAGGTTGTAATGATTTAGCAAAAGAAGATTCAGGTAAAGTGTTTATAAACAAACGCATTATCTCTGTTTGTACGTCTTCCTTTACCCCATTTGTTTTTAACGTACTTATCACATCTTTTACGAACGAACCACTTGTTACTCTTTCATAAGTTTCTAATTTTACATCACCATCTGTAGTTTCTATATTTACATATTCTCCCGATTGCCTAACTTCTTTTTCTACTGCTTTCATTTCCTCATTAGAATCAAACATACGCACTATAAAAGCTTCTCTTGGACTTTGTGGGTTTTTAGGAGAGTATGTAAGTTTATACTTACCTTGACGCGTTAGCGGGAAATAAACATCTAACACTGTATTATCAAACAATTTTGCAAATACTTCGTTTTTTAATTTTTGAGCTTGTTCTTTTGCTTTCGCTTTTGCCTCATCTTTCTGTCCTTGAGTCATGTCTTTCTTATATTCTATGTCTGAGAAAGCTGCGTCAATTTCTCCAAATATAACATTTTTAAGTTTAATGTATTGTTTTTTATAATGATCTCTCATAAAGACGTACATATCTTTTCCCTCTTTATTAAGACGATTCCATTGTTTTCTTTGCGTTTGCCATATAGCCATCTTATCGGAATCTTTGCCGTATTTTTGTGAAGCTTGTGTAACGCTTAACGTAGGATCTACTTGATGTATAGTGGCTCCGTAATCACTACTATATATAATATTATCTAGTATTACTTCTTGTTCTTTGTTGTTCTTTGCCCATGATATTATTTTTTCAAGAGAATTTTTAACGTCTTGATCGCTATTATTTTGCTCTCCTCTTTGTTTTTCTATAGCTTCATCCAGTTTGTATCCTAACTGACCAAAACCATTTGCTTGAGATACCTCTGCCAAACCTTTGGAACCCATTAGTTGAAGTAACAGACCTTTTGCACCCTCAACAATATCAGCTCTTAAAAATTCTCTTGCATCAATACCAAACTGCTTTCTAGCTTTGCCATCCATTTTAGGCATGTTTTTGGCTTTATTTCCTATACCCTTCATAAGTTTTTTTACACCATCGATTGTAGAAAGATATAATAACTTAGTATTACCCCTATACTCAGGTGCAGGAGCTAACATACCTTCTATGATCGCATCACTTGCATTTAACGCAGACTCTACAGGTTTAGATTGTACAGGACTCACAGTTTTCTTCCTCCAAGGTTAGTATGTCGTTGATTAAATTTTCTGTTTGTATAGGTGGTGCTAGTTCATCTTCACCATCTTTCTTTGCATCATATGTGTTCTGATAATATGAAGTCTTCCAACCATATTTGTATGTGGTCAGGAAGTCCATCGCCATCACTTGCATGGGAACTTCATTGTTCGGGTAGTTCTCAGGATTATAACTCCAGTTTCCACTGAT